TGACGTAACTCCCAACATTAAGATACCAGGCTCACTTTACAAAGTAGACCTACCAGACGAGCAAATAGCCAAGATGCTTGATTGGGATAAGCCGTACAGTGAACAGCCTCCAAATGTACAGGCGGCTTTAAAAAGCATTGTTGAATCTGAGTACACTCCAAAACTAGCGCAATCACTTAACATATTAAGCAAAAATCCTCTTTCTCATTCGTTAGGTACTCTTAATGACCAATTGGGTGGTCAACATATTACTGCTACTTATTTGCAACAAGCAGGAATCCCCGGCATTAAATACTTGGACGAAGGCAGCCGTGGCGCTGGCAAAGGAACCCGCAACTTTGTTACCTTCCCCGGCGAAGAAAAGAACCTGACCATATTGGAACGCAACGGGCAGCCGTCGGCATTGAAAGCAGAAGAAACTTACGCTGGCTTTGCAACACCAGAACAATACAGCGCAGCAAGATTTCAAGGCAGCATGGACGCCGAACGCTGGCCTGCGGCATGGCAAAGAGCCGGGGCAGTAACGCCAGAGGAAATTCTTCGTGGCAAAGGTATAGTACAACCGCCGCCGACTCAGCGCGACAAAGACTTGTATTTGCTTGAAAGCCGATTTTCTGGATACATGGATGCGTCAAAAGCACGTCAATTTCTTGAAAACAACATGCTGAAAGCAACAAAAAAAGAAAAAGATTTGCTTAAAAAGTATTACGACGCATCAGGTAAATTCATTGCACGAGAAGAATTACCGGTTCAACAACAAAACAATCTTAATTCATTCATTCGGTGACAACAAAGCAAATTTGAATTACAATTTCTTGGTCAAGTGCTGCAACACAAGACGGTATGAGGCTACTTTCTCATGCGTTACCCCACAAGGGAACTGATGTTGCAGCATCAGAACGCAGTAGAAAGTGGCTTTTTGCGTTCCAGTACCGATTGCTGATGGCGAAACAATGAACCCTGTTACGGTTGCTATCGAGAGAAGTGATGCGCTTACTCACAAGCCAGCGCGAGAACTTGCAGGCGGTATCTCAGGAACAGAGCAGAACGGTGATGTGACGATTAGCCCAACGATACGGGCGCTCTGGAAATGGAAGCCTGACCTTATGGGTGCAGTAGTCGAAAGATGGCTGAAGTCGGGAATATCACCCGCTTGGCTTGTGCTATGGTTAAAATGCAACAAATGCAATCACATTTCCCCTATATAAAATGATTGAGCATGAAGTCACCTTTGAAAAGCAACGTTTGGTTGAAAGCACTAGCGGGTTAGGCTTGCCCCACGAACAGATAGCCATTCTGGTTGGGATAGACGATAAGACGCTTCGCAAGCACTACCGCACTGAGTTAGACCTGGGCAAAGCCAAAGCAAATGGGCAGATAGCCCGGACACTGTTTGACAAGGCAACTAGCGGCGACACTACGGCACTGATCTGGTGGACAAAGACGCAGCTGCGATGGGCCGAGACTGTCAAGCAAGAGATAACCGGCAAAGACGGTGAAGCGCTCCAAGGCATCCAGGTCACATTTGTAAAGCCTAATGAGTGAAGTCAAAGCAGAGTTTCCACTCAAGCTGCAAAGCCTATTCCAGCGCAGTCGGTACAAGGTCTGTTACGGCGGCAGGGGTGGTGCTAAGTCTTGGGGGATAGCCAGGGCGCTACTGATTAAAGGGGCCAAGGAGCCAATCCGCATACTCTGTGCCCGTGAGTACCAGACAAGCATCAAAGACAGCGTACACAAGCTCCTGTGCGACCAGATAGAGGCGCTAAACCTGCACAGCTTCTACGAAATTACCCAGGCCAGCATCAGAGGCTCTAATGGCACTGAGTTTGCATTTGCTGGTCTGAAGAACAACATCAGCAACATCAAGTCATTTGAAGGCGTTGATATTTGCTGGGTAGAAGAAGCCCAGACGGTAAGCCGCCTGTCTTGGAACGTATTGATTCCAACGATCCGCAAAGAAGGCAGCGAGATCTGGGTTAGCTTTAACCCCGAACTTGAGACAGACGAGACTTACCAGCGCTTTGTGGTCAAGCCACCTGATGACTGCATCCAGATCAAAGTGAACTGGTCAGACAACCCCTGGTTCCCTGAAACGCTACGGTTGGAGAAGGATTCGCTCAAGGAGAGGGACGAGGAATCTTATAACCAAGTCTGGGAAGGTCTGTGCCGCCAAACAGTAGACGGGGCTATCTTTGCCAAAGAAATGCAGCAGGCTGAGAAGGATGGGCGCATCTGCCGGGTTCCATTTGACGCTACAAAGCCTGTCCACGCTGTTTTTGACCTTGGTTGGTCTGATAGCACTGCCATCTGGTTCTTGCAGTTTGTAGGCATGGAAACAAGGCTTATTCGCTATATTGAGGACAGCCAGAAGACCATCAGCTATTACTTGGCAACCATGCAGACCTATGGTTACCACTACGACAAGGTATGGCTACCACATGACGCTGAGAACAAGACACTGGCAGCATCTGGCCGCAGCATTGACGATATTGTCCGGGCGGCAGGGTACAAAACAGAGATATTGCCAAGGGTTCCCGTAGTGGACAGCATTAACGCAGCCAGGACAATATTCCCCAACTGCTACTTTGATCGGGAACACGCTGCTGATGGGTTGGCTTGTCTGCGGCACTATCGCTACGAAGTAGATCCAGACACTGGGCAATTCAGCAGAAACCCACTGCACGACCATTACAGCCACGGGGCTGATGCCTTTAGATATATTGGCCTTATGATTCGGGAACCGCACAAACGCAAACCAAAAGCCATTGCCGAGGTCGCAGGCAGCTGGATGAATTGAGGAATAACCATGAATGATCCCCGCATTGACGATGCCATTAAGTTTTGGCAGCTGGTGAACGACAGCGACAGCACTAACCGCAGCGAAGCATTGCAAGACATTCGTTTTGCCGCGGGTGATCAATGGCCGGTGGAAATCCAAAACAGCAGGAATCTTGAAGCTAGGCCGTGCCTGACGATCAACAAGATTGATGCTTATGTGCGCCAGGTGACCAACCAACAACGCCAGCAGCGTCCCCGCATCAAGGTGCATCCTGTTAACAATTTGGCTGATTACAAGATTGCCCAGGTGCTGGAAGGTATCACCCGTCATATTGAGGTTAACAGCAACGCAGACACCGCTTATGACACCGCTTTCGACTACGCTGTCCGCATGGGTTGGGGTTATTGGCGCGTTAATACCAAGTATGTCAGCGAGGATTCGTTTGACCAAGAAATCTACATTGACGCCATTGATAACCCGTTCACGGTCTACTTTGACCCTAACAGCGTAAGACCAGACGGTTCAGATGCCGAGCGCTGCCTTGTCACTACACTGTTAAGCAAGACGGTTTTCAAGGAAATGTACCCAGACGCTGATGATGGGGCTAATTTCACTCACCGCAGCACTGGTGACAATGCAGCTAGTTGGGTGACCAAAGAAGACATTCGGATTGCTGAATACTTTTACGTTACCCGCGAAAAAGCAAAGCTGTATCTGCTGAGTGACGGTAGCAGCGGGTTTGCTGACACCCGTGAGAGTTTCCGCAGGGCGGTGAAGTGGTGCAAGATGACTGCGCTCGAAATTCTTGAGGAAAAGACCTGGGACGGTAAATATATTCCCATCGTGCCCTGCTACGGTGCCCAGGTTATCGTGGACGATAAGCGCAAGAAGTATGGCTTGGTGCGGTTTGCCAAAGACCCACAGCGGATGTACAACTTCTGGCGCACCAGCATGACCGAAAGCATTGCCCTGGCGCCCAAGGCCAAATGGCTGCTTGCTGAAGGCCAGGACGAGGGCCATGAGAACGAATGGGCACTGGCAAACATCAAGAGCAGCCCTGTGTTGCGTTACAAGCAGAAAGACATAGAAGGACAGCCAGCGCCAGTTCCAGTGCGTTTACAGCCCGAATCACCGCCTGCTGGCATCATGGACGCCGCGAATGCAATTAACACTGACTTGCAGATGGTGCTAGGTATCCTAGACCCCAATCAACTGCCAAGCGGCAACATCAGCGGCAAAGCGCTCCAGGGGCAGCAGAGCCAGACTGATCTAAGCAACTTCCACTTCTACGACAACTTGACGCGCTCTATCAAGCATACGGGCAAGATTCTGTTGGATTTGATTCCTAAGATTTACGACACCCAGCGCGTGATGCGGATTATTGGTAGCGATGGTCAACCCGACATGACCACCATCAACGAGCAAACAGCAATTGGCGAAGTGTTGAACGATGTGACCGTGGGCGAGTATGACGTTGTGATGGACACTGGCCCAGGCTTCCAAAGCAAGCGCCAGCAGGCCGTGGAAGCCATGATGCCCCTGCTAACAGGCAACAAGGAACTGTTTGACCTGGCTGGCGACCTAGTGTTCAGGAACATGGACTTCCCTGGTGCTGACGTTATCGCTGACCGGCTGGCCGCACGTAACCCAATGGCGCAGATTGACGAGAAATCAGATATACCGCCACAGGTGCAGATGCAGCTTGCCCAACAGCAGCAACAGCTTGAACAGATGCAGCAACAACTTCAAGCCGCCCAGCTGGAGATCAATAACCGTATGCAAGTGGCGCAGTTGAAGGACGAAGGCGAAACTAAGCGCAAGTTGATGGATGTGACTGCACGGGCGCATAACACCGAAACAATCGCAGAGGCTCGCGTTAACAATGAGAACATTCGTCGGGTTACTACGCAAAACCGCACTGAGATTGAGGCACTAGTCAAAATGCTAATTGCCAGAATGCCGCCTGACCAGCTGCTAATGGAGATTGAAAAGATGAACCAAGAGCAAGCCGCATACGCTCAATTTGGCATCCAAGACATAAGCGAAGGAGCAAATCCGCTAATCCAACCTATGCAATAGTTGCATAACCTTTTGTTTTTGGGTAATAATGCCCCAACCCGACCCGTGGGTTCTTACGGGGCAAATCCTTGGAGTAATCCATGTCTGAAGAAGTAAGTGCAGTACAGAAAAGACTAGAGGCCAGTGTGGTCACTAGCGAAAATTTAGCTGAATTCCAAGCTGAAAAGCTAGGTTTAGCTGACAAACCGCCACGCGAGGCTATTGAAACAATAGAGCCGCTGGACGATGACAGTCAGAGTGAACCAGCCAGTGACGAGCAGCAAACAACAGAGGAAAAAAGGCGACCTAAGATTGAGCGACGGTTTGAGGCAGTAACCAAGGCCCGTGATGAAGCAAAGCAAGAAGCAATGCGGGAGCGCGAAGCCAGGGTAAGCCTAGAACAGCGGTTAGCGGACATGGAACGGAAACAAGCCCCCAAGGGCGAAGCCGAACCAGACCCAAGCCAGTTTACCGATATGTTTGAATATGCCAAGGCATTGACAGACTACAAGGTTGACCAGCGACTGGGAGAAGAAAAGCAGAAAGCGGTACAAGCAAAGGTGCAAGCCGAGAAAGAGCAGGTATTAAATACTTGGTCAGAACGGGTCACACAAGCCAAAGCAAGTATCCCGAACTTTGAGCAAGTGGTAAAAAGCGCAGACATGACGGTAGTTAATGAAGTGCGCGATGCCATTTTTGAGTCAGATGTTGGGCCACAGCTGCTGTATCACCTTGCTGACAATCCCGAATTTGTTGAAAAGCTGCAAGGGATGACGCCAGCCGCACAGTTGCGACAGATTGGGAAGTTAGAGGCTATGTTTGAGAAACAAGACTCAAAGCCTGTTGTCCAGAGAAGTAGAGCAAGCGCACCGATTAGTCCTATTCGGTCAGCCGCTAACGGGCGTGATGTTGCATTGGCTGCTGATGGGCAGTTTCATGGCAGCTATCAAGCCTGGAAAGCAGGTAGACTTAATGGGCAGATTCGATAACCATTTTTTTAGGAAATATCATGGCAAATAATTTGCTTACCATCAGCATGATCACCAACGAAGCGTTGATGGTCTTGGAAAACGAGTTGACTTTCACGAGCCAAGTCGAACGTAATTATGACGACCAGTTTGCTGTAACCGGCGCAAAGATTGGCGCGACATTGAATGTCCGTCGTCCTGGCCGTTTCATTGGCACTTCTGGCCCAGCGTTGAACGTGGAAGACTTTAACGAGACTTCTGTTCCCGTTACCCTGTCCACACAATTCCACGTTGATACCCAGTTCACCACGCAAGACCTGGCACTGTCACTTGACCGCTTTAGCGACCGAGTGCTGAAACCAGCCGTTGCCGCCATTGCTAACAAGATTGACCGTGATGGTCTGGTGATGGCTAAAAACGCCACTGCCAACATTGTCGGCACTGCTGGCACCGTCCCCACCAGCTTGCTGACCTACCTGACCGCTGGCGCATACCTGGACTCCGAGGGCGCTCCCCGTGATGGCCGCAGGGCTTGCATCATTGAGCCGTTCACTGGCGCTACCATTGTGGACTCCCTCAAAGGTCTGTTTGTGCCAAGCAGCACCATTGCCAAGCAATACGAGAAGGGCTTGATGGGCAAGGACTCGGCAGGCATGATGTGGAAGATGGATCAGAACGTTGTTAGCCAGACTTTTGGCTCCTACGCTACTGCTACCCTAGCTTGCGCTACCACAACGGCAACGGGCTTTCTGACCAGCGGCTGGGCATCAACGTCCACCATTGCTCTGACTGCCACCACTGCCACGGCTGGCCTCAAGCAAGGCGACACCATCACTATTGCAAACATCTTTGCAGCCAACCCCCAGAATCGCGCAGCTTACGGCTCCAACCGCCTGCGTAGTTTTGTTGTCCAGGCTGATGTGACGGTTGCAACTTCTGGTACGACTTCTGTGATCGTCAGCCCTGCTGTGATTACTGCTGGTCAATTTCAGAATGTGGTGGTCAACAGCACCAGCGCTGCCGCAGTAGTGACTCCGTTCAACAACACCGGCGTTGTATCTCCACAGAACATTGTGATGCACAAAAATGCCTTCACGATGGCCTGTGCTGACCTTGAGTTGCCTGATGGGGTTCACTTTGCAGGCCGTGCAGCTGACAAGGAACTGGGCCTGTCCATGCGTGTTGTGCGTCAGTACACCATCAACAACGATTCCATCCCAACCCGTGTAGACGTTCTCTACGGCTGGGCACCGCTGTACCCCGAGCTTGCTTGCCGGGTTGCCGCTTAACACCTACCACAAGGAGTAACTATCATGGCAAATCCAGGCGCAGCAACAACTACCACCGTCCACCCGCAAGTTCTGTCAAGTAACCAGGCCATCCGCTTGATTGCTTACGCAACCAGCGTTTCCATCAATGCTACAGGCGATGCGGCAATCACCCTGCCGGTCATCAATACCACCAGCTACAACATCACCAATGTCATCATCACTGATGCCAACAAAGATGTGTCTGGCGGTGCTTTGGCAATCTGGACAGGCCCAGGCGGCACGGGTACTGAAATTGTGACCAACGCAACACTGACCAGCAACACCAGCGCAGCCTATGTCACCAAATCCACGGTGGTAGCGGCTACTGGAACGGCTAACCTTTCAGCCCAGGTGTTCTACGTCCGGGTTGGAACTGCTGTCTCTGGCGGCACGGTTGATGTTTTTGTGTACGGTACTGATTTCACAGCGTTCTAAACTCTGTTTTATCAAAAACAAAAGGGGACTGTTCGCAAGGGCGGTTCCAATTCTTTGATTTAAATGGCGCACCGCTATCGGGTGGAAAGCTGTACACCTATGTTGCTGGTACAACCACACCACTGGCGTCCTACACCGACAGCACAGGCAACATTGCCAACACTAACCCCATTGTCCTGGACAGCCGTGGTGAGGCGAATGTTTGGCTTGGCGCAGCTAGTTATAAGTTTGCGCTGTACGACAGTACCAATGTGTTGATCTGGACGGTAGACAACATCAACGGTGGAGCGTTTGCAAGTAATGCTACTGGCACAGGTTCACAAGTTTCTTTTTCTGTTCTTAGTGGTTTGAGCGCGGTGTTTATCAATGGTGTGTACCAGAATAAGAACACCTACACTGTCAGCGGCAATACGCTCACGTTTAGCGAAGCACCGCCATATACATCCATTATTGAATTTGTTTACAGTTAGGAATTGCCATGCTAAAGACCACAACCTCAGTCATCAACGCCAGCCAGATTACAGGCGTCTTGCCAGTTCTGAATGGCGGAACAGGCGTTACGACCAAAACTGGAACAGGAAGCGTTGTATTGTCCGCAGCGCCTACGCTTTCAGGTGACGTGTCCTTGTCCACAGGAAACCTAGTCCCCGGCACAGCAGCCAAAGGCGTCAATTTCACCGCCAACACTGCTTTGGCAGGCATGACTAGCCAATTGTTGAACAAATACGAGGAAGGGACGTTTACACCGTTTATTTCGTTTGGTGGAGGTACAACAGGAATAACGTATTTTGCTCAAGCAGGTATATACACTCGAATTGGTAGAGTAGTTACCGTATCTGGAAACATATATGTAAATGCCAAAGGTTCTTCTACCGGAATATATGAATTAAAAGGATTTCCATTTACTGGAAACGGAACTGGAAATCAACCAGTTTTAATTTCTTACATCACTGGACTTACTTACACGGGACAATTGCAAGCAATTTTAAATCCTTCTGAAGCGCGGGTAACAATTTCTACGTTTAGCACAGCGGGTGTTGAAACTATTTTGACAGACACCAACGTAGGTGGAAGTCCGCCGTTCCTAAGATTTTCTTTTTCCTGCACTTATATCGCAACATAAGAAAAATTATGTCACTAACTAAAGTTTCCTATTCAATGATTACTGGTTCGCCAGTAAATGTACTTGACTATGGTGCTGACCCTACAGGTGTTGCGGATAGTCAACCAGCAATTCAAGAAGCTATTGACTATGCTATTTATTTTGGTCGGTGCGATGTTTATATTCCCGGTGGGAAATATAGAATTGACAAACCAATTCAAGTTGGCTATGGAGCAATGGGCGGTTCGGTTACGTCAACGCTTTCTAGCGTCACAATACACGGTGCTGGTTTTAAATTTAGAACAGCAACTCCATTTGCTGGAACGGGAATTATCCCTACGTTTAGCAATGGCCCTGCGTTCAACGTACAAGCCTGTAGGCACACGGTTATTAAAGGCTTAGGCATTCTTGGTTTGTACTATACATACGCTCTTAACAATGATCTTGGTGGGCTAAACCCCGCTTTTAACGATGTTCCAGCAAGTGCTTGGGTTGATTCATCGTTGGCATCAAATGCCTTTAGTCGGTACGCGCCGTATGCTGGAATCTCGGTTGATGGGTATTCTGGAACAGCGCCAGCATTGCCATACCCAAACATAACGTACCCCGCTTTTTTAGGCGCTCAAACGCAATACGGCAAAACAGGAATTTCAAGCGAGATTGTTTTAGAAGATTTGTACATTGGCGGGTTTGCTGTTGGTGTGGTTGTTGAGCCAAACGGGACAGATGGACAAGGAGAGTTTTTAAAACTCAATCGCTGTCTTATTGAATTTTGCCAGTACGGGGTAAGTGTTGGTCAAACTCAAGCTAGGGTTTTTGACATTAACAGTTGCTACATATCTAATGTTCACACTGCACTCATTACAAATGTAAACGGGCTGCAAAACGGAATGCCTTGTTTTTCTGTTCGGGCTACAGGTTTGGATCGGCTTATAAATGTAATGAACATAAGCACATCGTCGCTTGGAGGGCCAACCATATTTGAGGGTTGTTACGGTGAAGCTATTTATTCACTTGGATTTTTTGGAACAACGGCGTCTGTTACTTGTGCAATGAATATGATTGGTTGCACTTGGGGATTTTTAAAGCAAGCTGGGGTTGGAACTTACGCTGGCGCTGGCGCACCTCAAGCTATGTTGAGCAACCCAGGAAGCAACTCTATTGTAAATATAGATGGGTGTTGGTTTGCCGATTTTATTGGTAATTTAATATTTGATACGACAAAATTAACATTTACAGGCTGCAACCTATACACAAATGAATGGTCTACGTTTAGATCAGGCGGCGCTGGTTTGCCTGTTCCAGTTTTTAACGCATTCCCATTAAAATCATATGGCCTTGTGCAAACAAGCACTTACGGATATTTTAATGGGTTATATAGTGTTAATGGTTACTCTGTTGTAGATGGAACAGTAGACGCAGGAGCAACTACCTTAAGCAATCGTAGTTATTCTTCAAGAACTATACCGCTGTATAGATTTTCTGACACTATTTATTCAGCAACAACACAACTTAACGGTGGGCGTGACCCTGGCATTGCCAACCCATTAAATACTTATGATTTTGTTTTAGGCTCTGCTAGCTACACCATTTCAATGTCAGGCAGAACTGCAACAATCACAACTACTTCCGTATTTACTGATGATCAATACAATGTTCGCGGTCTTAACCCCGGCGACATTATTAACTACACAACACCAACAGGTAAAATTTATACGTTTTACATTCGAGCTAGAACGGCAGCAGTTATCACAGCCATGTTACAAAATGGTTTTGACGGTAGCGGTAATGCATTAGCTACTTTAGACAACACCGCAACCCTATATAGCTTTAGCGGCAGATATTATCTGTGCAATAATTTTCAATTAGGAACATTCACCGCCGCAAGTGCAAACATTACTACGGTTGGCGATTCGTCAGGCACATTTAGCTTTGACGGTGTAGTTGACGATGCATTTTTAGCAGATGCTATTACTGATTCATTTGCCGCAACAACCAACACCCGTATTACGGTAATTGCTTCTCCGACAATTACAATGAACGGAGTAGCAACCCAAACAATTACAAGACGGTTGCCAATCTTAAACCGTAAAGCACCGCCAAACGCATGATCCGCACCGCCTTTGGCCCAATCCTGTGGTACATGAAAGCCTGTGGCTTCCAGGGCTGGACTAGTTTTTGGGGCGTGATCTACATGGCGCCAGGCTATGAGTTAAACAACGCCTTGATTAGGCACGAGCGCAAGCACCTGGAGCAGATGGAACGCGATGGCAAACTGGTGTACCTGATTAAGTACAGCTACTGGCTACTGCGCTATGGCTATAAAATGAATCCGTATGAAGTTGAGGCACGAGCCGCTGAACAACCTTGAAAGACAAACATGACACAAGAAGCATTCCAACCACTTGGCCTAACAGTTAACTTTACCGGCGCAACCAGTGCGCCAACGGCAGTGCAGCCCAACCCATCCAATGTGGTCAACACTAATTTTAGGTTTGTCAATACTGGTGCTGTGACCGTGTTTTTGGGAACTGGTACAACGTCAGCAATTGCTGTGACAGCTGCATCTGTAACCACCGGCATTCCATTAGTAGCTGGCGCTGTTGAAGTGATGAGTTTTCCTCAAGGAACATTCTTTACAGGCATCACTGCAAGCAGCACCGCGGTGGTCTACGTTACGCAAGGGCAAGGGCTGTGACAACCCCCCAAGACATCATTAATCGGGCGCTGAAGGACGTTGGCGCTCTAGCTGCGGGGGAAACCCCTGCGGCAGCAGATTCGGCAGATGCGTTCGATATGCTGAACGATATGTGCGCTCAGTGGTCAAACGAAAACATGATGGTCTTCTATAAGACTGAGATTATTTTTCCAACCACGCCCAACCAAGTGCAGTACACCATTGGCCCAGGTGGTCAGGTAGGCGCATCGTTCACAGGATCTATTGCTGGCACAACGTTGACAGTCACTGCCATCACATCAGGCGCTATAGCGATTGGTCAAACCCTGTCAGGCACTGGCATCACCGCAGGAACCACCATTGTGGGGTTCACAACGGGCGCAGGCGGCAACGTTAACGAGGCAGGCACATACACTGTCAGCACCAACCAAACAGCGTCTAGCACCACGATTTCAGCTTACTACGAGCGTCCCCTGACAATTGAAAGCGCGTTTGTGCGGATTGCTACGATGCAGGGCGGCAGTTCTGTCGCTGGCGGTTACTTGGATTATCCTGTGGCCATTCTTGGTGCAGAGGAATATCAGAGTATTGGCATTAAGCAGCTGAGTGGGCCGTGGGCAAAAGCAATCTATTACCAACCTAGTGAAGTTTTGGGGACATTGTTTGTCTATCCAAACCCCAGCCAGGGCGAGTTGCATCTATTCACTCAGACCATCTTTCGGCAGTTCAATGGGTATGCTGACTCTATCCAGCTGCCCCAAGGCT